CGATTTCCTTGCCCAGTGCCATGACATCGGCTTCCATCTTGTCATAGGTGGCGGCATCCTCGGTGGAAAGCGTATCACCGGCTGCCTGCTTTTCATCCAGGAAGGCCTTGGCCTGCTCCCAGATATTAGCACGTTTTTCCTGCAGTTCTAATAATTTACTCATATTGGTACCTCCATTTAATGTGTTAAGAGCGACAGCCGCTGCTGCAGCGACGCTACGGATATAGTTGTTTTGTTTGCTGCCAATGTTGACTTAGATTCTTTGGCGATGGCCTTGTTCAATAATGCATTGGTGACCTGCCGTCGGGAAAAAGAATAGCTTCCCATACTGGCAGCATCATGCATCTGTTTACTATCACTATTGGTTAAGATGCTGTCAGCAAAACCCAGCTCGATTGCTTTTCCTGCGTTCATCCATGTCTCGGCATCCATTAGATGGGATAGCTGGGTGCGGGAAAGGCCGGTCTTTAATTCATAGGCATTGATAATGGATTCCTTAACCTCGGATAACATGGAGATGGCCCGTTCCATTTCATCAGTATCGCCCATGGCGATCGTGAACGGATTGTGGATCATCATCAGTGCGGTCGGCGCCATATTGACGGTCGTGCCTGCCATAGCAATCACGGAGGCAGCCGAAGCCGCGATTCCGTCGATATTGACGTGGACCTGTCCGGCATAATCCATCAGCATGGCATAGATTTGGCTGGCCGCTACGCAGTCGCCGCCGGGTGAGTTCAGCCATAAGGTGACATTGCCCTTCCCGGATGCCAGTTCGTTTTTAAACAGTTTCGGTGTTATCTCGTCGTCAAACCAGCTTTCCTCGGCAATGGTACCGTCAATGGTAAGAATGCGTCCGGTATCATTATCGGTATTCCAGTTCCAGAATTTCTTCATGGTTTTTTCCCCTCGCTTTCGGTATAAAATTTTCCTGCCTGATCCAGCGGCAGCATATTACCGTTGACCAGATACGTATCGCCGCCCTGATCGCTGGGGATGCGGTTCATATCCTCAAGCTCCCGGATGTCGTTGGCGGAGAGCCAGCCGTTCTGCCTGCCGATCGCATAGCCGTTCATACGGCTCTGATAGTCGCCGCGCAGCAGGCCGTCCACATTAAACTTCGTAAAGACCTGCGAGCGTTCCGACGGCAGTACCAACTGCTGGTTCATGGCCTGCTCCCAGCGGACGCACCAGGGATTCAAGGTATATTTGACAAATTCCAGCGACTGCTGCTCGATATTGGAGAAGGTGGACTTCTCCAGATCCCCGACCATATGCGGCGGCACCCGGAAGATACGGGCGATCTCGTCGATCTGGAACTTCCGTGTTTCCAGAAACTGCGCCTGATCCGGCGGGATGGATAGCTGCTGGAAGGTCATGCCTTCCTCCAACACAGCCACATTGTGCCGGTTCGTACCGGAAAATTGGGCATGCCAGCTTTCCCGCAGCTTCACGGGGTCCTTTACAATGCCGGGATGCTCCAGGATACCGCCCGGTGTAGCACCATTGGCAAAGAATAACGCACCGTACTGCTCGGCTGCCAGTGACATGCCGATGGCGTTCTTGGCCATGGCGATCGGACTGTAGCCGATGAGTCCGTCAAAGCCAAGTCCCGGCACATGCAGCACCTCATCCTGTGATAAGACAATCTGCTGGCAGCGGTTATCTGCACCGAATTCGTCCGAGTCCTTGGAGTAGGTGTAGATAAGCTGACCGTTGGCAGCCCGGCTGACATCCATCTTGCTGGGCAGCAGCGGGTACAGCGCAATCGGCTGCCCGGTGCCGTTCCGGATGATCTGTGCGTAGGCATTGCCCCATAACAGCAGATGGCTCATGAGCGTTTCCCGGAAGATGAAGCTTGTCATTTCCGGATTAGGGGCATCATGGAGAAGTGCATACAATGGATGATTGATGGCTTTTTCCTTGCCGCCATCCGGTGTGTAACGATACATGTTAAGCGGCAATCCTGCGATAGCTTCGGACAATACCCGGACGCAGGCATAGACCGCCGTTGTCTGCATGGCAGTCCGTTCCGTCACCACATTTCCGGAGGAGGTCGGGCCGAACAGAAATGTAAAGGCCGTAGACAGGTAGTTTTTCGGCTTGTCGCGCGACTTTTTGCCCCATATACGTTGGAATATACTCATAAAATCAATAACCCCCTTTGGTCATATACGCTTTCGCTGTTGTCGTTGCCGCAGCGGATGGCACGATCCAGTGCCATGACCGTAGCCACGACACCATCGATCTTTTCGGTGGATTTCTCCTTATCCGGCTTGATATTGCCCGCCGGATCGGATTTGATGAAGATATTGTCCATCATCCAGCGCAGTACCGGCTGGCCGCCGTGGGCGATCTTCTTTTCCAGCGTCAGCTTCATCAGTTCCTTGGTGGGTGGGCTCATATCCTTGAATCCCTGTCCGAATGGTACGACAGTAAATCCCATGCCCTCGAGGTTCTGCACCATCTGCACCGCACCCCAGCGGTCGAAGGCGATCTCCCGAATGTTGTACTGTTCGCCCATCGTTTCGATGAACTTTTCAATGTAGCCGTAATGGACGACATTTCCTTCCGTCGTATGCAGGAATCCCTGCTTCTGCCATACGTCATAAGGAACATGATCCCGCCCGCCGGACACGCAATGATACGTTTTCCTCCGGTATCCAGAAGTAGGGCAGCACGACATAGTTGTCTGCTTCATCCTGCGGCGGAAACACCAGCACGAAGGCCGTAATATCCGTCGTGGAAGATAAGTCCAGACCGCCGTAACAGACACGGCCTTTTAATTCATCCGGCTGTACGGGAAAGGCGCAGGCATCCCACTTTTCCATCGGCATCCAGCGGATCGCCTGCTTAACCCATTGGTTCAGACGCAATTGTCTAAATGCATTCTCCTCGGCGGGATTCTGTCTGGCGGACTCGCAGGCTGCCTTGACCTTGTCCATGCCGACCGTAATGCCGAGCGATGGGTTCGCTTTCTTCCACACCTTGACATCCGTCCAGTCGTCGGTATCCTTAGCACCGTATATCACCGGATAGAAGGTGGCATCAATCTTCCGGCCTGCGATAATATCCAGCGCTTTCTGGTGGGTTTCATAGCAGATGGAATGGGTGTCCGTCCCGGCTGTCGTAATGAGGAAATATAACGGCTGCGTCCGGGCATCGCCGGAGCCTTTGGTCATGACATCAAACAGCTTCCGATTCGGCTGCGTGTGCAGCTCGTCGAAAATTACACCGCTTACGTTAAAACCATGCTTGCTATAAGCATCAGCAGACAAGACCTGGTAAAAGCTGTGCGTGGGAAGATAGATGATCCGCTTTTGCGAGGCTAGGAGTTTCACCCGTTTGGATAAGGCCGGACACATCCGCACCATATCCGCTGCCACTTCAAAGACAATGGATGCCTGCTGGCGGTCGGCGGCGCAGCCATACACTTCGGCACGTTGTTCCCCGTCACCGCAGCATAAAAGCAAGGCTACCGCTGCCGCCAGCTCCGACTTGCCCTGCTTCTTGGGAATCTCGATGTAGGCGGTATTGAACTGCCGATAGCCGTTCGGCTTTAAGATGCCAAACACATCACGGATGATCTGCTCCTGCCAGTCGATCAGATCGAACGGTTTCCCGGCCCAGGTGCCTTTGGTGTGGCAGAGGCATTCGATAAAGGACACGGCATAGTCTGCCATGGTCTTGTTATATTTGGAATCTTTGGCCTTGAATTTCGTGGAACGATAGCGTTTCAGCTTCCGCAAGCAGCGTCACCTCCTTTACGGCAACAAAAAAGACCGCCGAAGTGGGCAGTCTTGGTATACAAATACGATATTATGTGATTATTTCTTCCTGATTTTATTCGGATATCTTATCAGGGTGTTGCTCCTTTTTGCCATTTTTAAAAGCCGAGGAGCCGGAAAGGTGCTGCAGGAGCAGCTTCCGTTCGTCCTTGTATTTCGTACCGATAAACCCAAGCCGGAGCAGAAAGCAGCGGAAGTCATATTTTTCGTTGATGGATGGGTGTTCCGTTGCCAGCACCCGTTTCTGCTTTTTCGCCAAATGGCAGAGGGTCGTAATGAAATGGGTGTAGGCTTTGACCGTATCGGCATCCGGACAGCCGGTAAACCAAGGAAATAACACTTTATCCTCTGTTACCTGCATCCGCAGTACATCGATTTGGAAAACTTTTAACATTAAATTGCTCTTGGCCTGAATCAGTTTCTTGAGATTTTCCAGTGCTGTATCGGTGAAAAAGGAGCGCGGCATGGCAATCACCAAACCGTCTATATTCTCCTGCTTAGACGCCGAATCGTCAGGCTTTTTCCCTGTTGGTTCGGCTGGATCAGCATGGAATCCCATGCTGTCGAGTTTTTCTAGCACATCCTCGATTTTCTTCTTGTCCGCCATGTCATCAAAATTAAGATTGCCGTCGCGGTCGACTGTAAAGCAGTCAATCTCATAGGCATAGCTGGGAATCCCCTTATACACTTTGGCAGATCCGGTAATAGTGCTGATGGCATCAGCCAGTTCCTTGCGTGTTTTTCCTTGTGCATGGTATAAAATTTTCATGGTAGTAAACCCCTTTCTTTTTTTGTCATGTACATATATCACTCTAACCAACAACTATAGCAAGGGGGTTGTACCATAAATTGTACAGATTATTCTTGTACTGCTGACATTTTACCGAGTAGCTTTCCGGTCAACCACAGGCCGCCGTCAATGAGTGTCGGCAGGAAGCATTGGTCGCGGAACTTATTCCAGCCGGTTTCCTTGCCAGCAGATTCCTGCAACGCAGCGGTATACGCATCCGCTACTTCCTTGGCTGCCGGAAGCACCGTTGTATGGAGCCAGGAAATGGTGGCGTTCTTGGCATCCTCCTGCACCGAATCCAGAATGTGTTCCTTGAGTTCATTTTTAATCGTTTCAATATCCATTGTTTTCTATCTCCCTTCAAAATCTGTTATACCGCGAGCGATCGCCCGGGCGAAATCATCCGCGTTATTCGTGAGCAGTGCGGCATCATCGTCGTTATCAATAAAAGCTGTTTCCACCAGAACGGCTGGCATCGTGGTGTCCCTCAGTACGATGAGATTGGGCCGTTCCTTTAGGCCGCGGTCCACTGTGCCGAGACTCTGCACGATCTGCGACTGGATGCAGGCGGCAAGCTGCGGAGATTGACCGCTGTTGTTGGCATAGATAAGCGTTTCTGTACCGCGGGCGCAGCCGCTGTCGGCATTGCAGTGCAGACTGACGAATACATCGGCTGGCCATGTATTTGCCGTGTCCACCACGCAGGGCAGATCCGGTGTTTCCCCGGCAAGGTTATCGCTTTGCAAGAGCTGCACCTCGCAGCCTGCCGACTCCAAGTATCCTTTCACTAATTCCCCAATCGTTGCAGCCACATCACATTCCCGTAGTCCGGTGTTGGGGTTCACCGCACCGCTGTCCCGGTCCCGGTCATGCCCAGGGTTGATAAATACACGCATTATGTTGACTCCACTTCAGTATAGGTATACGTTTTTCCATTCCGTGTTACGGTTACCTGTTCACTCGAGTCGACCTGCTCTATATACCGTTTCACAATCACATCGCAGAACTTTTCATCGAGCTCCACCATGTAGCAGCGTCGCTTCGTCTGTTCGCAGGCCAACAGCGTCGAGCCGCTGCCGCCGAATGGATCGAGCACGGTGCAGCCGGTCATGCTGGAGTTCAGGATGGGATAGGCCAACAGTGGTATTGGTTTCATGGTGGGATGGTCCGTATTCTTCTTCGGCTTATCGAACTCCCAGATAGTCGACTCCTTCCGCCCCGTGTACCATTCGTGCTTTCCTTTCTTCTTCCAGCCGTAGAGCACCGGCTCATGCTGCCATTGGTAAGGCGATCGTCCCAGCACCAGCGACTGCTTCTTCCAGATGCAGCAGCCGGACAAATAAAAACCGGCATCCGAGAAGGCTTTTCGGAAGTTAAGTCCTTCGGTGTCGGCGTGGAACACATAGATGCTGGCATCGTCTGCCATGACGGTGTGCATGCAGGTAAAGGCGGCGAGCAGGAACTCATAGAATTTGTTGTCCTGCAGATGGTCGTTCTTGATTTTCCCCGCCCGGCCTTCGTAGTTGACGTTGTACGGCGGATCGGTGACCACCAGATTGACTGATGTTCCCTGCAGTAATCGCTGGTATGTTTCCGGCTGGGTGCTGTCGCCGCAGAGCAATCGGTGCGTTCCCAACCGCCACACATCACCTGCCTTGGAAAACACCGGTTTCTTAAGTTCGGCATCCACATCAAAGTCATCCTCGTGTACACCATCTTTCATATATTCTTTGAACAGGTCATCGAGTTCCGCCGGATCAAAGCCGGTAAGTGATACATCAAAATCGCTGCCCTGCAGATCGGTAATGAGCAGCGCTAATTTATCCGTATCCCAGTCGCCGCTGATTTTATTGAGGGCGATGTTTAAGGCTTTCTCCTTTTCGGTGTCCATGTCAATTACAACGCAGTCAATTTCCGAAAGACCCTCCTGCTGGAGCACCTTTAGGCGCTGGTGACCACCGACCACATTGCCGGTGCGCTTGTTCCAGATAACCGGCTCGACGTAGCCGAACTCGTCCAGCGAGCGCTTCAGTTTTTTGTATTCCGGATCGCCCGGTTGCAAATCCTTTCTCGGATTATAGGCTGCCGGGATGAGGTCTTGTATATTCTTTTTGATCAATTCCATGGTTATTTTCCTTTCCGCGCCTGCAACAGGTGCTCCATCATGGTATCCTGTGGGGTACCTACAAAGGTCGTCGTACAGTTCTGCTTGACGATATCGAAAATCTCGTACCAGAGCAGGTTCGCCTGCTTCTGGAACGACTGGCTCATCTGCACAAACGGACTGGTAATGGCACCGCCGGTCGTGGGGTGCTTTCCGAGCAGTCCATACGTGCTGATGGCTTCCTCGCACTGGATATATCGGGCGAATGCCTGGGCATAGGCTTCCAGCAGCCGGGGATTGACGAGCCGTTCACAACCGCGGTCCTTCAGCCATTGCCAGGTCTGACGGAACAGGTCGTCGGCACCAAGCGGCTTGCCGTCCCGCTGCCGGGCGGACAAATAGTCACTGGGATTCGGCATCTCTTTTCCGGTAAGATCTGCGGCATCGTTTAAATCCGCTCCTTCTAAGGTGGGCGTCGGCAGGTCGATAATGGTGGCTGCTTTTCCCTTGGCAATCTTATCTGCCAGCGCCTCCGGCTTGTCTCCGGCGCGGATCCGTCTGCCGCCGCGATTGGTTCCGTCCTTGGCCATGGCTGTTCAACTCCTTTCCCATGCGGTAAATCCCCCGTTTGAACCGCAATTTTTGTGCGTGTGACCCCAGCACCGGTCTAGCATTTCGGCGCGCCAGAGATTTTGACCGCCCCTCCCGACGGAGCGTAGTCATTAGTAGTGGTATTCCTTTTTGGCATGATGCCAGCGGTCGTCCATCTCGGCGGTTATCTTCGAGTGGCACGGCTTGCATAATGCCATAAGGTTCTCTTCATCATGAGTGCCTCCGCGGGAGAGAGGACGGATATGGTGCACCTCCGTTGCCGTTGTGGTCTTGTGGTTCTTTAAGCATATCTCGCACAGGGGATGCTTTCCGATGTACCGGTCCCGGATGCGCTTCCACGCTCTGCCGTATCGTTTCTTGACGACAGGGCTGCGCTCGTAGGTGTCATAATATTTGTCCATTAATTTTTGGTGCTGCTCGCAGTACCGGTTCACGGTCAGATCCTTGCAGCCGGGATAGGCGCACGGCTTCTTTGGTTTCCAAGGCACAATGTTCATCTCCAGACATAGCAAAAGCCTCCAAAGGATTGCTCACTCGAAGGCTTTTCATATTCTTTCATGCTATTAGTATACCACGTCAAATGAATAAATGCGTCCGCGATTTTGGACATCATGTCTTTCCAAACAAAAGGATGGCAAACTTAGCCAATGCACGATTCTTCCTCTTGTAGGCGGATGACCTCTCGATGTGGAAATGATCGGCAATAGCATAGACGGCGCTCGTTTGTGCGTCCTCATCGGCATAGAAGGTTTGCAGTACGTACTGCTCGTCGCTGCTTAGTTTATTCCATGCAGGTCGAAACCATGCCATATATTCCACAGCCTGCCGGTACCGTTCCTTCAGGATGTCGATGTCTGCCAGGCCGGAGATGATATGATCTTCCACAGCATGCGGATTGCAGGAGTGTGGCATCCCATCGAAGCCGGACGGGTGCAGGCTGGTCATGGCAGCATATGCCTGCTTGATATCCTCACTGGTGTTTTCGATGATAAAGTTCATACTGTCGTAATCCCTGATGGCATCAACGGCACCGCTTCGTTTATTTAGGTACTTCCAGATGATACTCATAGGCTGCCTCCTTGCAAGCTGGCCCGAACTGCATCAATCAGTGCAGACTGGGTTTTATTTTTTTCTTTCAATGATTTCATCATGGTTTCATCTATGGTTCCGGCAGTCAGAATGTGATGAATGACGACCGTATCGGTTTGTCCTTGCCGCCAAAGCCGGGCATTCGTCTGCTGGTATAATTCCAAGCTCCATGTTAGTCCAAACCAAACGAGAGTGGAGCCACCTTGTTGCAGGTTTAGGCCATGTCCGGCAGAGGCGGGGTGGAGGATAGCAACGGGAATAACACCAGCATTCCAATCTGTTATATCTTTAGACGTCTTGATTTCCCGCACGGTAAACCGCTGCTGGATCCGTATCAAGTCATGCTTGAACCAATACGCAATTAATACGGGTTTGCCATTGGCACCTTCAAGAATGTCCTCCAGGGCATCGAGCTTTCGGTCATGAATGGGAATGATTCGTTTTTCCTCATCGTAGACGGCACCGTTTGCCATCTGGCATAGCTTGTTCGATAGGGCAGCCGCATTTACGGCATCAATTTCTTTCCCATCTAGTGAAAGCA